TTATATTAGATAATATTTTCAATATTTAATAAATATTGAATAAAATATGTTAAAGATAAGTTGATATTAATTATAATGGATATTGAATTGATTAATAATAAAATGGAAATAAAATATTATAAAAGTCTTATAAATTCATTAAAAAAAATGGAAATTAATGAAATCTGGTTAAATAATCATTTACAAAATCTTTATAAAAAATTACCACAAGAAAATAAACTATCAGAAACAAATACTGAAAAAAAAGATTTAAATTCCTCGTCTGAAACTGACAATCATAAACAAATATTTGCAGATAGTGATCTATATAAAAAATCTTGGCAAAAATTAAATTCAATACATAAAATTTTAAAAGTAAAAGAATTTGTTAATAATTTAAAAATGAATTCAGAAAAAGATAAAATTAAATTAAAAGATAAACTTGTCGAATTAATTAAAGAAAAGAAATTAACTAAGAAAGAAAATGTTTCATATGATGAAATTAATGGAAAAATTATATCATTACCTAATTTACAATACAAAGATGGTAACTATTTTTATTTAGAGAACTAAAATATTGAATTAATTTTATTTAAAAACTAATTTAATATCCATATAATGTCCTTTGGTAATTTAAATAATATGATTGAAAAAACAATAAAAATATTAGAACATAATATAGGAAAAAAAGGTTCTATAAATTTATTAGGTTTATCAATAATAAAAAAACAAATATATCATGATTTACAAAAAGAATTTGCAGATGTAACTGAAGATAAAGTAGATGAAATCATAACTAGATTATTTTCAAATAAATATACATTTAATAATAGTATATCATTTGATGATGGTAAAAATTGTTTAAGAGAATACGAAGAAACCTATCCAGATATTAAAGTTCCATCTAAATATAAAAAATTATTCGATCATTTTGAAAAACTTAAAAACTTACCACAACCTGCTCAAAGATCAAAAGAATGGTTTGATTATAGATTCAATAGAATTACAGCTTCAGATTCAGCTGCTGCTATAGATTTAAATCCATATGAACCAGTTGAATCATTCATTTTAAAAAAATGTGATCCTAATTTTCCATTTTTAGATAATGCTACGGTTTTTCATGGTAAAAAATATGAACCTACTGCAACTATGATTTATGAACACATTTATAATACACGAGTTTTTGAATTTGGTGCTCTACCATCTGAAAAATATACTTTCTTAGGTGCATCTCCTGATGGTATTTGTTCTAAATATACATTAGATAATAAATTTTCAGAAAGATTAGGTACAATGTTAGAAATCAAATGTCCAGTTACTAGAGATATAGAAATATCTGGTAAAATAGCAGGAGAAATTTGTCCTTTTTATTATTATTGTCAAGTTCAACAACAATTAGCTTGTTGTGAATTAGATGTATGTGATTTTTGGCAATGTAAATTATCTGAATATCCTAATCGTGAAGCCTATATGTCAGATAATTGTCAATCATGTGTAAATACTGTTGGTAACTCTGGTGCTAAAATTCAAGTTGATGATAGACTTAAGAAAGGTATTATATTAGAATTTTATCCAAAAGTTTTTACCCCTCAATTTGATGGTGATTTAGCTGAATGGAAGTCTAAATATGTTATTCCTAAAAGATTAGACATGGATGAAGCTCAATATAATAATTGGGTTTTAAAAATGTTGGATCAATATAAAATCTTATATCCTGATATTCATAAAGATTATTATTTTTATAGAATTATTTATTGGAAGTTGGAATCATCACATAATGTAGCTATAAATAGGGATGATAAATTTTTAGGTAGTATAATTCCTATCATGAAGGATACATGGGAGAAAATATTATATTACAGAAAAAATCAAGATAAATTAGAGGAACTTAAAAAAATAGTAGAAAAACGAAAGAAGTACATTAAAATGAATACTGAATATGTTATTCATAATGAACAAATAACTCAAAATAAATATCTATTTTTAGATCCCGAATTTGATATTAAAAAACTAGTTCAACCCAAACAAAAATTAACTAATAAATCTTTTAATTCTAATTTTAAATTTGAAAAGAAAGATAAACCTAAAGAAAAAGATTATGATTCTGATCATTGTGATTTTTTAGATAATGAAGAATGTGATTTTATAGATGATTCTAAAATAGTTAAATCGGAATCTGTTATTCAAAATATTATTAATAATAAAACTATTAAAAATACTGAATTTGTAAGAAAATATGATATTAAAAATAACAAAAATACAGATACATCAAAGTTCAAATCATTTCAAAATAACGATAATGAAACATGTGATTTTATTGATTAAACTATTATTTCATTTTTATGATATTTACATGGTAATTTTCTATCACATTGTTTACCAGCATTAATACCAGATTTAATAACATGATTACATTTTATTTCAATAATCTGTACATTTGAAGAATTTATTTTATGATATAAACAATTAGTTCTATTACAAAACTGTCCTTTTTTAGGACCTGTTTTTAAAACTATTTTACATAATAATTGATTTTGATTCCAATTAATTTTTTCAGGGAAAGATTTTTTTTCACAATATAAACATTTAATTGATCCTCCTTTATAATTAATACAATCAGAATGAAATAAATGATTACAATTTAATTTTAAGTGTTTATGATCTTTCTCAATAGGTATATGACATACTAAACATTTTTCGGAATTTGATTTATTTAATTCTTGACAATATTTAAATAATTCATCAAAATTCATTATTATTTAATTAATCTAATTGTTTTTTAAATAACTTTTACTTAAAAATAATTGAAATTAATATATTATAATACTTTAATTTTTTGTTTAATGAATTCAGAAGAATATGCAGAATATTATGTAGAAGATCAAAGCTTAAATTATCATATTGATAATATTTTATCTTATAAGAAATTTATTGAAAATATTTTATTAGAAATTAAATCAAATAAATATAATAAAAATATGATTAAATTACTTAGTAGACATATTGAAAAATCACTAAGTGAAATTAGCAATGACACAACTTTATTTGAATATGATAAAAATGAAGATGATAACTTTATACCATCTATTAAAATTGTTTCAGTTGATAGTGATACTTCTGATAGTAATTCAGATGATGAATCAATCACTAAAAAATTGGAATTTTATCAAGCTAAAATGGATTTATATACTCCTCATATGTTACCTAAAGCTGAACCAAATACACTAGCATTTAAAAAAATATATGAAGAAGATAATGATTTCGAAATAATTCACCATAATCCTAATCCAGTAATTGAAAGTAAAAATTTTACTAGTATTCAAGATGTTACAGATACTAAACAATCTACTACCAGTTTTAAATCAAAGGATAAATTAGCTTTTGATTTTTTAAATAACAGTCTCGATTTGGATAATTATAATTACTTAAAAACATTTGATTTGAACAGAATTGACAATTATTGTAATTCTGTAAAAATATATTAATTATTTAATATTTTTTGGATCCTTTCTTAGAAGATTTTTTAGAACCTTTTTTAGATGATTTCTTAGATCCTTTTCTTTTAGCACCTCCTAATAAAGGGTCTGGATTTGGGTAACTACCACCTTTTTTAGATCCTTTTTTGGATGATTTCTTGGAACGTTTTTTGCCACCGACTAAAGGTTTAGTTTCATCATTACCTCCTTTCATAGAACCTTTTTTAGATCCTTTTTTGGATGATTTCTTGGAACGTTTTTTGCCACCGACTAGAGGTTTATTTTCATCATTACCTCCTTTCATAGAACCTTTTTTAGATCCTTTTTTGGAAGATTTCTTAGAACGTTTTTTGCCACCGACTAAAGGTTTAGTTTCATCATTACCTCCTTTCATAGAACCTTTTTTAGATCCTTTTTTGGAAGATTTCTTAGAACGTTTTTTGCCACCGACTAGAGGTTTATTTTCATCATTACCTCCTTTCATAGAACCTTTTTTAGATCCTTTTTTGGAAGATTTTTTAGAACGTTTTTTGCCACCGACTAAAGGTTTAGTTTCATCATTACCTCCTTTCATTGATTTTTTAGAACCTTTCTTGGAAGATTTTTTAGAACGTTTTTTGCCACCGACTAAAGGTTTAGTTTCATCATTACCTCCTTTCATGGAACCTTTTTTAGATCCTTTTTTAGAACGTTTTTTGCCACCGACTAAAGGTTTATTTTCATCATTACCTCCTTTCATTGATTTTTTAGAACCTTTCTTGGAAGATTTTTTAGAACGTTT